CATCTTTCGCTTGATAATCTTCGTGTCCTGGTTTAGCAGGTGCTTCCCCACGCTTACGCTTGGCATGAATGTTTGCATAAAGACCGTTCTTTGCTTCTTCCAATTCCTCATCTTCTTTAACACAATTAGGAACTTCACGACCATTTTTTGTTTTAGTTCCCTTTGCCTTATAACCATCCCAGCAAGTAGAAGCACCAACATTAGCACGAGCTTGCTTCATTCCTTCAATTATCTCACCTTCTGGTTCAAATCCTGCCTTAACACACTTATCTTTTCCACTTTCTGTGCCAGCATATTTGTATCCTTTCCAACATGCCTTTCCGTCTGCACCTTTAATCTTTCCTTCAGATACAATAGTTACATACTCAAGAGCAAGATCTTTCATTCTTTCGGTTCCAAAAGATTCATCAATAGCAGTGATGATATTATTTTCATCTGAATTTTCAATTAAGATTGTATCAATTTTAGATGCAATTTCAATTTGCTCAAAACGATTGAGGCTCATCATCCAGGCAGATAATCGTACAGTCGTAGACATATTCTCTTCTTTAAATTGTTTATTCTTATTTATAGTATTCTTAGCCTTAAATGGATCATACTCTGATCCTGGTGTCATTTCATGTGTTAACTTTTTATACTCTGGAGTACCAACCAATCTATGCTTTGCGGTATCTCCAGATTTATTAAATTGTGTATACTCCATAAGATCAGTTATCCATGATCGAAACATTTCTCCTTTTTCAGTTATGCAAATGACGTAGTTAGGACCACGACGATATACTTTTCCAATTTTGTTTTCTGTCAAACATTTTACATACGAACCAACCTCGTACAGATTTCCATGCCTGTACGAAGTTTTGATTGCATTATTTTTAAATTGAGAAAACTCCATTAAATTTTTTCACTTGTTCTACTTTCTATATATCCTTTAGCAAATACTCCAGCTCTAACTCCAGTTACTTTACTACCACCAGAATCTGTGGCATCAACTGTTCGGTATGCTTCCCCTTGTCTTGCTCCAAGATAAGGTTCATATTCTCTAGAAAATTGAGTAATTTGCCTTCTAGAAATTAACTTAGTAGTAAAATCTAATTTTAATGTTGTGGCATTTCTTTTAGTAGATCTACGTATTACTGTAAATATTGGTCTACCTTGTGCAAAGAAATTTATATTGTTAGAAGAAAATTTACTATTCATATAATCCTTACCAAACACTGCATACTGTTTAAGTTTAACATCATCAATTGGTCTAAAAAACATGTTATTCCTAAAATCTTCAGTAGTTTTTTCTGAAATATCTTTTCTAAAAGATTTTACTTCTTCATGATTGTAAATGGTTTGACCAGATTTATTTGAAATACCAGAGTATTGTTGAAAATCTTTTACAGTATTGCCTGCTTTGTGGGAGATATAGAATACTGCTTGACCATCTTTATTGATGCCCATAAAATCAGCTTTATGTCCTGCTGGTCCACTTACTACTCCAATAATGTTTTTATAAATGGCACCTTTAATTTGAACCTCTATTGGTTTTCCATTTCCCAATTTTGCAATTTGATCATTGCATTGCCTAAGCACTTCAAATTCAATTTGATTATCTGGGACATTAAATAAAGTTCTCCAGTTTGGTAGTGATTGTAATGCCTCATTCCAGAATCCTTGCTTTAACCATTCCCTACCACCTTTTGGTTTGATTAAAACTCTTGTAGTTATTTTTCCTGTTGGAATATAAAATACTTCAAGATTAGTTTGCTCACTAGTTTTCTTTAATTCATAGGAAACATTATTTAAATTTAAAAGTTCTTGTATAGAATCATGAAGTTCCCATCTTGATTGAGTTTCAAATTTAATTTTCTTATATGAAACTCCTTCATCAAGAATGGAAACAGAACTATATCGTTCTTTGTAACTTGTCTTAATATTAGAAGTAAGGAAATTTAGGACTTCTTCTGGTGTAATAAATTGCATTAAAATTTAATTTTTAAATTATTTATTAACGATCATTCTTAGAACGGTTCTCTGAAAAATACGAATCAAAGGTTCCTTCTGGATATCTTTTTTCAAGTTTATTAATATTACGAAGAAGAACATCACTCATAGAAACTCCTAGTGCTTGCGTTGCTTGTGCAACATACCACATGATGTCACCCAACTCAATGATAAGATGCTCTCGGTTATCTTTTGTCCATGGTTTGCCTTGGAAAATCATTTTCTTGATGATCTCAAGAAACTCGCCACCTTCAGCATTAATGCCAACACCAGCAGTAAGTAGTCGTTCAATATTTGCACCTTGACGATCTAGTTCGCCAATACGATCTGCAAAGTCCACAAAGTTCTTGGAGCAATTAGAAGTTACTGCATCCACAAAATGTTCATAGTTAGAGAAGTTAATTTCTTTTTTCATACTTTTAAAGAAGAGAATTTTTCAAATTTATCGACAATGTTTTTATGTTCGTCAAAGTCATACTCAACATCTTTTTTTGTATCAATGATGTTGTTCTGAGATGACTGTTCACAATCATACAACCTCATCTTCGTTCTGTCAACACCCACCACAAATCTTTTATTAATGGTTGGGTCGTTGTAGCGATTCTTGAGTTGCTTTACCATAATTTGTCCAAGTTGTTCAGATTCTTCTGTGCTAATAAGAGCAAACATAAAATCAGCAGTAGCGGGAAGACCAAAGGATTCACTAGTATCAGTAATGTCAACATCAGAGCTACTATAACCTGAACGAGTAGTTTGTGTTGCTGATACAATAGGCACATTGTTCTCAACAGCGAGACCACGGAGTTCTTCTGCAATACCTTTAACCAAGGTATATGAGTTGACAAAACTTGCTTTAAACCGTTGAGAGGAACAAATGTTAAGGTAATCAACAAATATAACATCAGGTTTAAAATTTCTTTTAAGAGAAAGATCATTAAGAAGAGATCTAAAATGCCCAACATGTGCTGACGCTGTAGGGTACTCCTTAATTATAAGTTTACCATTAGTTTTTTTAGTAAGATTGGTTACTTTACTTTCATATAATTTTTGAGGAAGGTCACGAAGTTGTTGGATGGGAACACTCAGAAGATTAGCATCTATGCGTTCTGCGATCTTTTCCTCTGCCATTTCAAGAGTAATGTATAAAACATTTTTCCCCTGTAGTAACGCGGATGCTGCAACGTGACACATAAACAAAGATTTACCTACACCTGTGCCAGCAAGTGCAACGTTAAGAGTTTTGTTTGGAAGACCACCCTTTGTAATTTTGTTAAACATATCAATGTCAAAAGGAATCTTTGATTCCTTTCTGTGGTATGAGTTGTATCTTTCTACATAATCATCAAGGTAATCATGACCAATAGTATTATCAAATGATACTGAAATAGCATCTGATAGTATACTTGGGATTGCTCCCATATCTTTATTTGGATCTTGTCCATCTGCAATCTTAATACTTTCTAATAAAGAAAGATAAATCGCACGATTCCTACACCACGTTTCAGACGAATCTACTATCCATTGGAGGTTGACTTCATCATCAGTAAATGAATCTATAATAACAGAGGCATTCTTATATTGCTCTTCTGTAATATTTTTTTTGTTTTGAAGATCTACTTCTAATGATTCTTTTGTTGGACACTTTTCATATTTTGAAATAAAATTATAAATTATTTCAAAGACAAGTTTATTGTCAACGTTTTCAAAGTACTCCTTTTTAAGATAAGGAAATACTTGTTTGCGATACGAATCATTAAACAGAAGATTCTGTAAAATAGTAACTTCTAAATTTTTCATGTGTAATGAAAATAAGACCCAATAATATATTTGTCCTCACTAACTGTAGGTTTACCCTGATGAGGAAAAGTCCAGGTAGGGGGGAATATTAGCATACGACCAAGTTTTGGTTTGATGTATTTGTTGATAGTAGTAAAATGAGTTTCGCCCCCAACTTGTACCGTATTTAAATACAGAAAAAAAGCAAGAAATCTTTTTGCAGATTGATGATCTCCAACATCTACATGTTCTTGAAATGAATCATCTGTTCCTTTTCTATATTTCTTTATCCTGAATTCCTCGTATGCATATCTTTCAGGAAACCATTTAATACAATCTAAACTATCCATATATTGTTTTAATATAGGACGCAGCATTGGTATTAATTCCATAGCAATACCATCATCAATAACTAGATGATGAAATTTTGGTTTATGTTGATTGTCTACAAATTCAGGTATTGATTCATGATAGTGATCAATTAATTTCTGACAGAATTGTTTTGACAATACATCATCATAAACTTTTATGTAATCATCAATTCGTTTCACTACCATATGAATACTCCTGTTTTGCTGCCCAATCAAGTTTGTCCATAATTTCAGGAGTAAAGAATTTTTCTGGTTCGGCAAGGATAGCAGAAGCATAATGCTTAGATTTATCAATCACCCAGTATGCACCAGATTTGCTAAAGATTTCATACTTCTCTCCAAGTTCAAGAAGACCATAGTATTTGTCAAGTCCTCTTACATCAAAGAATAGTCGTGTTTCAGCAATAGAATTTTCTTTAGTATATCTTGACTTAGATGCTTTTGCTTTAATAATCACACCAGTTTGAGATCCTTTACTATCTTTCTCTTTAGATTTTGTTAATTGTACAATAGTAGATGCTGCGTATTTTAGACCAGATCCCCCACCCATCTCACTTTGCTCACCGTAAGGATTAATTGTTTTGTAAGTATGATTGGTTACAATCATTGGAATCTTTGCTTTACCAAGTTTACTCGTAACAATCCTAAAGACAGATTTAATAACTTGGGTCTTTGTCATATCACGAACTTGTTTATCAGAAAGTGCATCATCAAGTTCTTTCTGAGATGCAAGCATTCCCAAAGAGTCCAATACAATTAAAAGAGGTTTCTTTTCATCATCTTTAAGTTTCAAAACATTATCAAGGATACGAATAATTTGAGTACGAAACTCTTCAATAGTATCTACTGGAAAATGCCATACTCTTTTTTCATCAAGTCCACGATTCTTAAATAGATCTCCAGTTGCTGCTGCTTCACTATCAAAGTAAAATACTGCCCCATCTGGATTTGCATCTAAAAAGTTCTTAGCAATTCCAATAGCATAAAATGTTTTGCCTGTTGCCTGTTCTCCAGCAATAGCAGTAACACGATTGTCTGCAATGCCCCCATAAATTGACCCACTAAGAACTGCATTAAGAATGTAAGATCCAGTATCAATAAAATTTTGTTCAGATCCTGTAATGATCCCATCTGAAACTAATTTTGCAAAATCATTCTTTGCTTCTTTAGCAATGCTATCAAAAATACTCATACAAAAAGGTCCTCCAAGGTTGCTTGTTTTTCTGATTTCCATCCTATCACATGTAGGATGATTTGTAAAGGATCCAAAAAGGACTTCTGAAACTGCAACTTATAATCAATGTACTTGTTGAGATCAAGTTCTTCTGGAAAATTAGATAGAAAAGATATTACATTTTCTCCAATGATATTTGGTTGTTTTAAATAAACAAATTTAATCTTTTCCCCTTCTTGAATTATAGGATACTTATGATTTAACTTTTTACCTTTTATGTGATAGTTGTATACCAAAGTACCTCGTACATGAATAGGGCAACTCTTTTTATACAAAGTAGAACTGCCTTTCCATTTACTGAGATTGTTTACACTACGGGGAAACGATATATCCTCAGGTCTCATTTTAAAAAAGTCACTTTTGAACTCGTCAATAAACTTAATAAGATCACTTTCAGTTTTAGTCATAATAATTTTAAGTGCATCTTTAATTTTACTCCTACATGGAGCAGGAGTTGAAGATTTAACTGCTTCAATTCCCATCATCTTAAGTTTTGGTTCTGCATAGCGAACTCCTTCACTATCCCAAACATTAAGAATGTATCTTTTCTTTGCAGTCCATATACCTTTATCTGCAATGTTCTCACGCTTCATCTGCATTTTCTGTTCATATGCAGAAACATAATCGGCAAGTTCTTGATAACTAGATTCAATAAATGGTTCCATTTTATCTCGACAGATTTTATCAAGAACAGAAACTATTGCTGGTTTGTTATCAAGTTTATTAGAAAAGAATTTCTTTACTAATGGTCCAAGATTTAAATAAATTGAATCAGTATCAGATGCAATTACATAATCCATATTATTAGATCCTAATAGATTATTAAGATACATATTCATTTTATTTTCAATCCAACGAATTGAAACTTGACCAGATAAAGTAATTGCCTCTGCATTTGCTAATTTATAATAACGAAAATACTGATTACCAATAGCACCATAGGCAGAATTAAGTTGAATCTTTCGTGCCATTTGAATATTATTGCAGCGAGCAATCTCTTTTTCCAACTCTTCAGTTGGATTCTTTTCATATTCCTGCTTTGCTGTGAGCATTTTCTTTTTATAGATGGTACGATCTAAATAAATCTTTTCCATTAACTTAGGCAAGAATCCTTTAAAATCTTTTCGGTATTGTGCTCCATTTGCACAGACAGAATACTTGCTGTTAATTAGAATATCCTTATTAAGAACTTTATCTACTGTGATCTTTGGGTTCCTTTCCTCAACCAAAGTTTCTGGCGATATGTTGTATTGCATAATGAGGTGAGGGTATAGGGAGTTGAGGTCAAACGATACAACCCAATCATACATACCTGGAACTGGTTCTTTAACATAAGCACCAGCATACTTTTCATCTTTTTCATGTTTTTCTGAAGGAGGAATGACAATGTTATCTCTATTAAGATAGTTGTAAATTATGCTGTCCCACATGCGAACTTGATAATAGACATCTTCAAAGTTTACCTTTGCATCATATGCCATTGTGATTGCAAGTTCAATTAACTTCATTTTGTCTTCCAAGCGGTCAACAAGTTCTACGTCATGAATATTATATTCTACAAATTTATTCCAATCTTTTGTATAAAAATCTTTGAACGTATCATACTCACTATGATCTAGTTTTTGCTGACCAAGTTCAACATATGCAATATGATCAAGACGATAAGATTCTTGATTAGCATAAGTAAATTTTTGATACAAATCTAAGTAATCTAAGATACTGACGCCAACAATATCATAGTAAATAAAATCTCTACCACGTATTGTGATATTTTTTTCTGGAACTTTATTCCAAGGAGAAAGAGATTTCATGTGCTTATCTGAGAGCACTCGCATAATTCTTCTGCAGATGTATGGAACGTCAAACATTTTTACGTTCCATCCAGTCAGAATATCTGGAGTATTTTGAGACCACCAATAAAGAAAATCTTTAAGCATCTCATGCTCTTCCCAGAACACACGATACTCAACATCAGGTCTAGTATTATTATACTCTCGTGTACCCCAAACAATAAATTTTTTAGTAGTAAAATTTTTAATTGTTAAACATAAAATTTCTTCCGTAGTGTTTTCAATACTAGGAAATCCATTCTCAGAACTAGTTTCAATGTCAAGGGTATAAATTTTTAAATTAGTTATATTGTAAGGGATTTCATCTTGTGGAAAATTTTTACTAATGTATTGGTAAAGAAATCTATCATTACCATACACATTAAAATTTTCTACATCTTTGTACTTATCTAAAAATTCCTTAGCATCTTTTACATTAGAAAATTCTATCGGTTTAGCATTGTAACCTTCTAGAGTTTTGTATTGAGTATCTTCTTTGCATGGAACAAAAAGAACTGGAGAGAATGAATCTTTATATTGAACACGCTCTCCATTCTCATATCCAATATAAAAAATAGTATCCCCAGTTAGTGAAACATTACTGTAAAACTTCTTCATTAGGTAGTTGTTCAAGATACTTTGCTAACAGGGACTTTGATGGGTCTACTATTGTAGCAAGCATGTCAGAATAAAGCAATATGTTTTTTTGAGATGTGTGTTTAGGATAACTTATCAATTCCACGTTACCTATAGCTTCTATTACTTCCATTGGATTGGAAAGAAACACTGATGGTTCCATTTGCATTTCTTCAAGTTGAGTTATAAGGTAAGTTCCATTCTTAAGCAGGATCAGTTTGATTTCCATCTTCTTCAATTTCAATTTGATGCTTTGAACAGTAATCTTTCATAATCTGATCGTGCGGATCATATATTGTTACTACCCAATCAGAAGGAATGATAAACTCTCTTTCCTTAGATAATGGTGCCCAATCAATATATTTAATTTGAAAAGTTGTTTTTGGTTTTGCTTCATTAGCACTATCAGTCACCAATTGATCCGAATCATCTTGCTTTTCAACAATCTGCATGGTGTAAGGATTTTTCAAATAATATGCAATGATTCCCTTTTTTTCTTTATCTAAAATTTCTTTTGCATTACTGATGACATCTTCACCAGATTTCAAAAGCATAACTTTAACGGTCATAATGACAATTTCCTATCTTGTAAATTAATAATGTATTGTGAAAGTTTATCAAGGTATCCACGATTGCGTAATTCTTTAAATACTAAATTTTCAAGAGCAAACTCTCCACCTTGTTGAATTGCAGATGCTCTCATATCTCTAATTTTATCTTTAAGTTTTTTAAGAATATCATAGTCATCTACTTGACTATCAATCATATCGTCAATCTTTTCCATCATATCATGAACTTTCTTAAAAAGCAAGGGGTCAGATAAATTAACTTCATATCTTTGAGGTTCCTTTACCCACCTATCATTTAAGATAGAATATACCCCTTGACCCACTGGCAACCCATCACTAATATCTTGAGCATATAATTCAACTGAATGTGAATAAATTTTGATGTCATGCATCAAAGACCACAATTGTTTTTTATCTCTTAAATAATCATCTAAAATTTCTGGACAGTTTGCAATTTCCCTTTTGTCTACAACTAAATGTAAATCTAAATCAGAAAATCTAGTATAGTTATAGTTGGCATTACCACCAACTAAAATTATATCTTTGATTGCTTCTTGAGGAATCTTTGCAAACTCTGACCACTTATATCCAATCTCAAGAAGTTTTGATTTAACTTCTTGCCTTAACTGAAGTCCTTCCCAAAACTTAATATTAAGTTTATCGTGATACATTAGGGTTAACCTAAGTTGCTGAAATGATTTCACAGACACTAGATTGAATTTATTTTTATTTATCTTCCACGATTTCAATATGTGATTCTGTAATTGTGTCTGCTCCAAATACTGCTTTTGCTTGCTCTGCTGGTCTGAGGGTTTGTCCATATGCCTCTAAAACAGAAAGAATTGGTTCTACAATAGATACAATCCAATCAGGATTTACTGCAATATCATTATCATGAGTTAATGGTTGCCATTTTTCTAAAAGAATTCTGCCAGTATACTGTTGATTTTCACCTTCAGTACCTGGAACAATTTCCTTTTCTATAAAAATTCTATAGGCATTATTGAAAATAAATGCCTGCCTTTCTCCAGTTTCTTTATGTTGTACCTCTGACACATCAGCAACAACATCTTCTCCAGATTTCAGTTTGACTACTCTAATTGCCATAGTGTTAAAAACAATTTACATTATAAGGGGGTCCTTGGTCTTTGTCAAGAACCCCCTTACGCCGACGATATTGGGTTACCCCGTTACTATTTATGCTCAGTCAACAATTGTTGAGTATCCGCATTGATAA